AGTTCGACGTCATGGAAAGTCTGGATATTGGAAGGTATCTGCAATGCTTTCGCCGTATGCGGCTCGAACATCAAAACACCCGGCTGGCCCTGCTCAAGCCGTCCGGCGTCAACTGCAAAGGCCGAGCCTTGCCAATCGTATCCAAAGCAGGTTATCCGCCCTGTGAACTCGGGGAATCCCAGCAACACCCTTGCGTTTCATCGTGCGACGTCTTGCGCGCGCATTATCCGATACAAGCCATGACGGAAAGTTGCGCCACCGAAGCTCGTGAGCAATTCGTTGAGCCCAGCTACTTTTGTATCCAGCGAAGAATTACCAGCATCCGCCGGGACCCTGCTATCTACCTGGAAGCTTTTTCGGAATGTCTCGAACACCACGATCTCCAATCGTTACCTTGTAGATTTTAGTTCCCTTAGGCAGATCCTTGATAGTGAAGACCAACTTCGAGGCCACAAGCCGATTATTCTCGAAGCAGTGGCAGAACTTTTTCTTCGAGGAATTTGAGACGGCCCGCCAGCATCTCGGCGTTGGCAAGATTTGCATCAACATTGACTGGTATTAGCTTCGCCACCGATTTTCCCTGACGCGCGGCCTCGACCCACTCCTCCATAGCGCCGATATATTCGTCTAGTGCTTGGTATGGGGTCTTGGTTTCATCGCCAGGTATAAACGCCGAAGGCACGTCACCTACAATCACCCAAATCCATTGAGGCACATCCGGTCGGCCAGGTGAAATTTCGAACAGAAATATGTATATTATGCCCTCGGCGCCATACCCTAGGTATTCCTTCTTAATCACCTTTCCCCAGTCATAGAAATTTATATAATCGCGAGCCTCAGCGAGCGCAGCCCCAAGGTCCTCATGTATATCTGGGTCATCCGCTCTAAGCGGCAGGCTGCTGACCTTCCTCAAATCCGGAGTAATTTCACTCATGACCTATCTCCACTATTTCTTTTTTTTTGCTCGCTTGGCCCAGCGCGGGAAGTCCCCCGCCTCTTTGTGACGCATTGAATGATCTTCACTGGTGCGAGGCCAAACATTTGATACATGATCCAATCCTCCATCGGCGAGCGGCTTCTCATGGGACACGTCCATATTTCGACCGGTCTTCGGGTCCTTGGGCCATTCTTGGCCATACATAATTTCCCAGTCTCTTCGAAGAGTTCTATTCGTTTTAGTGCGCTTAGTGGGAACGAGTTGTAGGTCGTCCTCGTCACCAATTTTGGCAGCTTCGTTCTTTGAGGGATACGAGGCTTCCGGGATCGACGCCGCATTCGAATCAGCAGCTGCTGCTGCTGTTGCCTCGTCAGTGACTTGGCTTTTCGAAGGTTCAGATACAGGATTGGGTCGTTTTGTGGCAAAGTCACTTGACCCCCTAACCAGCTTCGCCACCACTCGACGGCCAATCGCGCCGAGCCCCTCTGCAAGAACATTGCCGCCGGCGCCCCCAAGCGCGCCGCTGAGTACACCCTGGGGAATGCTTTCATCGGTGTTGTAGGCGTACACCCCGCCGTAGGCGCCACCAGTCGCGGCACCCACGGCTGTGCGTGTGCCGAAGCCAGCCAAGCCGCCGCCTTCCGCCGCAGCGCCGGCTCCAGCTCGACCCAGTAAACCAAACAGCCCTTTCGCTGCGCCATAACCGGTCAAACCGGCGCCAAGAGCCTCGGCTACCCAACCGGCGTAGCCAGCCCTGTCCTGCGCATCCTCTGTCTCAGCCTGCTCGCGGGCCAGACGTTGCTCATAGCTCTCGCCCGGTTCCGAAGGTGCTAGCTTCGCGACAAGCGTGTCCGCGCCTCCAGCGGTCGCGCCCTTGGCCATAGTCCGGCCGATATCGCTGAACGCCACGCCAAGTTGCTGCGGCGACGACATGGTGCTGTACTGGGCCTGGGCGGGATGCTCCCCAACCCAATCCAGACCATTCTTGAGGACCGCGACCTGCGCTTCTAGCAACTCCGGCGTGATGCTCGGATCCTGAGCGGCCCTGGCTCGCCACCGGGCTTCCGCCAGCAGTGCTATTTGCTTCGAAATCGCCCTGCGGGCGCCCGGGTCGCGAACCGCCAAGACAAGAGAGCTCAAATCGGCAAGGCGCTCTTTGAACGGCTTGGTCGGGTCGATGTATTTCGCAGCCTGCCGGTCAGCGAAATCCCAGGGCAGCGGCAATCTTTTGTTGAGACCCAACTGCTGCTGGGCAGCTCCTGCCCACGCAATGGCGGCCTGGAATTCCTCGGGCGTTCTGATTTTGCTCCAGTCCGGAGCGTCGCCGCGAAACAGCTGACTGACATAGGTGACGGGATCAGCGTCGCGGGCGGCCATGATCAACCGGGCGGCGCCGGCCTTGATCTCGTAGCGTTCGCGCTCTTCCAGCGATCCGTCGGGTCCGGGTTCGGAATCACGAAGCTCCGCATGGATCGCCTGGTTCGACGCCGCATGCATGTCGGAATAGGCCTTGGCGACGCCGGTGGTGATCCGGAAGTGCTCGAAACGGGTTGAGCCCTCGTCGGCGCCGTAGACGTTGAAGAAGTCCTGCGCGGTCGGCTCTTCCTCCTCAGGATATTTACCGGTGGCAGCGATGACCGCCGGCGCGTTCTGCTCGGCAAGCATGACCTTCGCACGCGCACCGATCATCTGAGCGGCGGTGGCGTTGTTGGCCTGAGCCTTCAGCGCCGCGATATCGCCGGGCTTCAGGTAGGTGATGAAATCGGGAGGGATAGCCGTTTGGCTATCCGACGGCGGCCGTTCGCCAAACGCCGGCGCCACCGTTTCGTCCGGGGTTTTGTGGCCTTTTGCGGCTGCGTCCTCCTGCGGCGAATTGCCAAGCTGCGCCCGTACCGTCTCGCCCATGCCATCGCTGGCCACCGAGCCACTGCCCAGCATCTCGGCGGCGCGGCGCGGGTCTTGCGCGATCAGCGCCTGCATGCGCGCCTTCGCCGTGCTGGCGCGCCAGGCGGCTTCGGCCTGAAGCCTGATGCCCGGATCAAGGTCCATCTTGGCGAGGAGGTCGAGGCCGGTCTGGCGGGAGGCATCGAAGCTGGCTTGGTCGTTCGGGTCGCTTTGCGCGATGTTGTTGAGCTCGGCGGTCTGAACCTCGGACACCTGGTCCTGCTCATATTGCTTGCGGCGCTGAAGCTGTTGCGCCGCCACACGCCGCCCGCCGACGGCGCGAAACGCTTCCTTCCGCGCGGCGAGGCCGGGGCGCACGTCTGCCGGCGCCTGATTCAGGAAATTGCCGAACAGCGTGTCGAACCAGCCGGTCTTCACCACCTGGCCGGTGCGCGGATCGACCTGGCCGTACATGGCATCGTGCAGGCCCGCCCCGTCGGCGGGCGCATTGGCCACGGCGTCGGTTTCGGCCTGGGCGATCTGGCCGTTGAGTTGGCGCGCGGCAATCTCGGTGTCGAAAGCCTGCTGCTGGGCCTTGCGCTGCGCGTAGCGCTCGGCAGCGGCCTGCCAGCGGTCGCCGAACTGCTCGACCGCCTCGCCGACCGGCGAGGCGTCGGGATACTGCACGGCATTGCCGGTATCGAGCCGGCGCTCGCCGGTCAAAATGGGAATGACGTGGACCATCTCAGTACAGCCCCGTGTAGCCGCCGATAATGGCCCTGCTGGCCCGCGGCGAGAGCGACGAGCCGCCGAACGTCACGGATCTGGCCGGATCGTAGAGGCCCGACAGCCCGTCGATGAGGCCGCTGCCGGCCTTGAAGATCGAGGCCGTCATCGCCTGCTTGCCCTGGAAGCGCGAGATCGCAGCCTGCGTGTTCAAATTGTTCTGGCGCAGCTTCGAGCCGTATTGGATCGCGTCGAGGTCCGTCTGGCCCTGCCGGGCATTCGCCGCCAGCACTTCCGTCGGCGAGCCGGCAATGCCGACTCCGGACGCGCCGGCCTGGGCGCGCGCCTGGGCTTCGAGCAGGTCCTGCTTGCGGCGTTCCTGGTTCTGGTCGAAGGCGGCTTGCTGGGCGTCAGCCTGCGCCTGCTGCTCATAGGCCTTGGCCTGGTAGTTGGCCAATTGCTGTTCCTGGGCGCCCTGCATCAGGGCGCCGCCGACCGACACGGCCGTGCCTGCCAGTCCAAGTAGTGCTAATGTGCACATGGTTCAGCCTCGCTTGGGTTTCTTGGTCGCGCCGGCGACAGGCGCGCGCAGTGAGGGGCGCGGATCGAGCGCGCCGCCTGTGTTGATCAGCGAAATCAGCAGTCGGTCGGCCGCGAGCCCCGCACGGCTGAGGCGCGCGGGCGCTGCGGCACGTGGGCCGGCCATGGCAGCGCGGCGGGTGGCGGCAAGGCTCACCTTCAGGCGCGGCAGGCCGGCGGCGTCGAACAGGCCGTTGGCGGTGCTTATCGCGCGCGACAGCGCGTCGGCCTCGAACAGTTCCTCGCGCAATTGCTCGACCAGCCGGCGCGCGGCGCGCCAGCGCGCCCCGAGCAAAGCCGCCTTGCCTTCGATCTCCTCGCCCAGCGCCTCGATGTCGGCGCGCGCTTCGGCCTGGGCCGCAATCGCCTGACGGCCGCTTGCGGCGGCGATGGTCTTTTCCAGCACGGCGATCGTCTCGTCGCGATTGTCGAGCGCTGCGCGCGCGGCGGCGAGATCGCCATCGCCGAAAATCGCGCAGTCCTCCGCGTGGCTGAGGCCTTCGCGGCTGGCGACGGCCTCGGCAAGGTCGGTGTCGAGCAAGGCGATGACGGCGGCAAAATCCGCAGCCGTCCGCGCCCTGCCGAGAGCTTCGGCATGGTTGGTCATGGGTGGGTCCTTGGGCAGATTGATGGGGGAGAGAAAGCGCCGGCGCCTACGGCTCGGTGTCGAAAACCGGCGTGAACGCCCGGATCGTGCAGGGCGTCGGGTTGACGTGGCGGATGCGCACCCTGCCCTGCCCGGCCCAGCTGTCGTCGATCGGCACCTCGACATCGCCGGTGTAGAGTTTTGCCGTGCCGTCGGGCACGACGATCGAAGGCATGCGCACGGCTTCCCAGCGGCCGCGAAGGAAGGACTGCACCTCAAGCCCGGTCGTGTCGGTCTCGAGCAGCGACAGGATGAGTTTGGCCACCTTCTTGCGGCGACCGATGAGCGAGCCGTCCTGGCCGCCGACGTCGAGCTCCAGCGTGTCGGCCTGCGACTGGAAAGGCAGCCCGACCTGCCATTTGGCGGCGGTGGCGCCGGCGGGCAAGGTGATTTGCCCCGACCCGACCGTCAGACCCTTGTAGACCTTGCTGTCGGCGAGGACATCCACGGTCTGGCCGTTGAGATGGGTCAGCCCCGACACGGTGCCGACGGCGGCGCCGGAATAGGTCAGGCCGCAATCGACGGCGAAAGCATCGCCGAGGTCGCCATATTCGAATGGCGCCTGCATCATCTCGATATAGCGTTTGGTCACCCCGCCGATGGTGCGCTTGACGATCAGCCAGACGTCATCGACGCCGGTCTGGCCCGGGGTAACGCAGGCGCTTTCGACGATGGCAAAATCCGAACCGCCGAAGGAGCCAGCGATACGATGCCGGTGAAGCCCCCTGACCTCTTGCGACGGCTGGTGCGTATAGCCGCCGAGTTCCCCGTTCTCCAATGGAAACCAAAGGATCGGATCCGGGTCGGTCTGGTAGGCGAGTTCGACGACACCCTTTTTCGGGATATGCTCGGAGATCTGCCCGATATCATCCGACTGGTAGCGGCCGGTCTGCACTTGCGTCAGCTCGGCAATGGCCTTGCGCGAGCGGGTCACGTAGAGGAACGACTGGCCGGCGTCGACCGGCCGGATGTTGGCACAGCCCAGGGTGCGCGAGCGCCTGTTCTTGAAGGATGACGGCGTCAGCGCCTCGTCGATGCCCGAGCCGGACAGAGCACGCACGCCGCCGCTGGTGCCGATGAGCAAGGCCCCGTCGGAATCCGCGATCCAGACGATATCGTTGGCCTGGCCGCCGCCGGCCTGGACGAACTCCAGCGCGTCATCGTCCTTTTCGCCAAGCGTGAAGGTCTCGAAATCGCCGGTCTTGGACGCATAGACCGAAAATTTGCGGCTGAAGGCCAGACGTTCCTCAAAAAGAGAACCGCTTTCCAGATATTTGCCCGGAACGAGCGTGCCTAGTTTCCACCGGGTGATCGGCGAGGTGTCGGGCAAAGCTTGACCATACAGCCTGACCTTGACGACGGTGGCGCTGGTCACGCTCGCGATCTTCGCCCAGCGCCACACATTGTCGGCGCCAAGCAGCCGGATAAGCCTGCCGACATCGCTGGCCTGAAATCCCGCGCCGCCATTGATACCCGTGGCCGATGATGCCGTCAGGTTGAATGGCGTCATGGTATCGCCGCTCTCGGCCATGGCGAATTCCGAGATGTTGCTGCCGACCGCGTCGGCGCCGCCGCCGCCGGAGAATTCCAGCCTGTAATACTCGTAGGAGGACTTGTTCTGGAAGTCGTAGAACCTGGCCTCGGAGCCGGACCAACCACGCTCTCCGCTGCGGCTGTCGAGCGAGATGTAATCGGTGCCGTTGTTGGACGCCTTCAAGGTCCACTGCGTCGGGGAATCGCCAAATTTCGCCGCTGTGTCCGAGGCCGATATCCAGTAATGATCGACGACTTTTCCTTGCCCGGCGGGGAACTGGTATTGCAGCCACCCGCTACTTGCAGATGACAGACCGACGTCGCCAGCGATGTTGCGGTCGAATACCTGCCATGCTCCGGAGACTCCGGAATCGGTGGTCACCGTGCCACTAGGCGCGCTCGCGCTCGTCATCTTGGGCGTGGCGTGGCCCGTGCTCGCCGGCTGCAGCGTCGTCGCGGTGGTGTTGAGCTCGTCATACGGGCCGTCGTCAATATCGTAGTCGTCGAGGGTCCAGCTCGTATGGGCGGTTCGAGTCAGAACCTTGAGCGGATAATTCCGGTGCGTGATCCACATCTGATCCGCGGACTGCACGTACTGCAGATCAAACAGGTCCGACTCCAGATAGGGCGATGCGATCTCGACCGTGCCAACACGCGCGCCATAGGCATAGACCCGGATGTACTGATCGCCGAATTCCAGGCAATAGGCCTGGTCTGAGGAGAAGACGAAGGGGATTGCCCGCGTCTTCCTCGACGACGTCTTCACCTCGCCGACGAAATAGGTGCCGCCGCGCTTGCGAATACCGCCATGCGGCAGGGTGATGAAGTTCTCGCATTTGGCGAGGGCTGCCCGGTAGAGATCGAGCGAGGCGCGCGAATGCAGCCTGGGCGAGATCTCGCCGCGGGTGAAGACATCCTGGACCGGATAGAGCGCAGTCATCTAGCGAAAGCTCCTCAAATCACCGCGTGCTGTCGCCCAGGCGCCGGTGTAGAGCCGGCCGCCGCGCTGGACAGCGTTGGCGGAAAAGGCGGCGTCGAGGGCGCGGTCGTAAGCGGCGCGGGCAATGTCGATCATGCCGGACTTGTGAGTCAGCGGATGCGCGATCTTGATGGCCAGCGCCGCCACCAGAACCTCGGTGAACAGAGCGTCCCAGTCGTTGGGGTCGGTGAGGTTGGCGAGGTAGCGGATGGTCAGCGGCCCGGGCTGGTCCGAGTAAATCAGCCCTGCCTCCTGGCGCCAGGAGATCGGCACGTCGTCCGGCTCGCCGCTGCGCGTCGGCGGCAGCGGCCGGATGCAGTCGGCCGGCAATTCATAGACATAGTTCAGCCCGCAGTCGCCGCTGCCGGTAGCCGAGCCCGGGACCTGCGCGGAGAGGATCGCGAATACCCAGGCGTGCTTGGCGAGCTCGGCCTCGCGGGTCAGGTCGAAATGCAGGTTGAGCAGGCGTGCCGCCTTGACGTCCTGATCGAGACTGTCGATCGGCGCCTCGTCAAGGACGGCCAAAGCCATATTGGCGATGTCGAGCGGAGTGATGGCCATGGGGTCAGTGATCCGTGGGTGGGTGGGTGGGTGAAGCAGCGTCTTTCTCCCCGTTCACGGGGAGAAATGCCCGGCAGGGCAATGAGGGGCAGCGCCGGCATCAGCAACTTGAAACGCCGGCGCTGCCCCTCAACTGCCTGCCGGCATCCTCTCCCCGACTGGAGACGGGGAGAGGAACGCTCTCATTGGCTCACGCTTCCGTCGTCTTCAGCGCGATGAAGCTCATGTTCTTCACGCTCGACGCCGTGCGGTCCCAGTTCACCGCCAGCGCCAGTTCGGCGTCGGTGGCGAATTCGCCGACGGTCGAAGCATCGAGGAAGCGGGTGCCCGGAACATGGGCGACGAAATGCCGGCGGCCGACCATTTCGGTGACACCGCCGCCATGGCCCTGGCGGGGCTTGCGGTCGAACTCCAGCGGGCCGCCTTCGGAGCTCACCGGCAGCTCGTTCCACAGGATCGCCTTGTCCTTGAACATGAAGGCCGTGTAGACGCCGCCCGCCACTGGGATGTCGTCGTCGACCACGCAGCGCAGCCCCATGTACAGGAGCGTCTCAGAGTCTACGCCGTGAACAAGCGTCTCGCCTGCTAGTTCATCGGATCGCTTGGAGAAATCCTTGAGCTTCTCAACCCAAGGCTCGGCAATCTGGCCAGTGCGCCTCAAGATGGGCGCTGCCAAACGGTCCGCTGGGATTATCCCTGCAGCTTCAAGCACGGCATCGCCGTATCTGCCTTCCAATGCCGCAACACCGGCTCTGTCTAGGGCAAACGCAGCCCCAACGGGCGTCACGTCTGCTGCCGAAAAGCCGTCTTCGCCAAGCCCGTCGGAGCCAACAAGTTTTTGCGCAAGAAAGCGTCTGAAACTGCCTCGCGGGCTGTCGCCCGCGATAAACCTGCCATACTGCTCTTGAAGAGTGGGGATGTAGTTTGTGAGTTCCGCGTTCGCGCCCAATCGGCCTGGCTCGACGGTGGGCGAGATGTCCGGCAGGACAGAGGGGGCGCCGAGAGCGCCTACCTCGATCGAACCCGGATGGACTTCAAGAATCGCAGCAAAGGTATCGAGAAAACACGGCAAGGTCGGCGGGGACAGCGCCCCCCTCTGCCCTGCCGGGAATTTCCCCACTTGGGGGAGATTGGCAGCTTCAGCGCCTCACCTCTCCTCGGCCCGCGCGGCCTTCTCCAGCGCCGCCAGGTCGGCGTCTTCAAGCGCCAGAAACTCCATGATGTGCTGCACCACTTCGGCGCGCGCGTTGCTTAGCGCGCTGTGCAGTTCAAAACCTTCGGGCGTCCTGGTGCGGGCCAGCCAGTCGCTATAGGACGGGCGGCGATAGTAGCCCGTCGTGGCGGTGAGGTCGGCCAGCACCAGTTCGCCATCCTCGCCGCAGAAGACGCGGCGATAGGCTTTCGTCAGCGCCTCGCGCGCGGCCAGGGGGCCGCCGGCGTCGGAGGGACGGGCAAAGCGTTTGCGGGTCATGCCGCGCCGCCTGACGCGGGTGCTGCGCCCTGCCCGCCCGCGCCTGGCGCGCCGGCTGCCGCGCCGCCGCCAGCCGTGCCACCTTGAGTGCCCTGCAGCATCCCCTGCAGGGTGTCGAGCAGGCCGCTGTCGCGCGCCTGCACCGCGGCCGGCACGGCGTCCTTGGCCACCTTGCCGGCGGTGGCGATCGCCGCCATGCCGGCCTGGGCTTGTTGCGCTTGCGCCCTGGCGCCACGCAGACCTTCCACCTCGTCCTTGCGGCGGAAAATGCGCTGCGGGCTGCGGCCGGCGCTTTGGACGACGCGGATCGCCTCGTCGCCGTCGATATTGTCCATGATTCCGGGATCGAACTGCGCCATCTGCATGGCGGTGGTCACCACCTGGATGGTGTCGCGGGCTTCGGCCGAACGGCGCAGCACGTCGAGCGGGCCGGTGAAGGTCGGCCGCACCGTCTTGCCCGCCAGGCTCCTTGGCGGCGCGAAACGGCTGTCCTGGTCGTAAAGGCCTTTGTCCTCGAGGATCGACAGCTCGCGGTCGAGATTGGCGGCAAAGCCGGCCTGGATGATCGAGCCGGAGGGCCCGAGCAGCGCGCCCTTTTCCTCCTGGCGGATCAACGCCTCGGTAGCGGTCATCTGCGGGTTCTGGACCAGCGTCTGGAACAGATTGACGAACATCATGTCGCGGATCTCCTCCGCCCGGCTCGCCGCATAGTCGAAGGCGTAGCTCGGGTTCTGCCCGGTGGCGATCGGCTGGATCAGCGGCCGGCCATTGTCATCGATGAGGCCCGGATAATTCTCGCCCGGGTTGAGCACCGGCACATAGTCGAGCCTGGCTTTCGACGCCGTCGGCGGATCGGTGATCTGCTGCAGTGCCCTGAGGCCCGAGCGGCGCACGGCGTTTTCCTCGCGCACCGTGGTCAGCGCCTCGATCGCCGGCGAGATGCCGTAGGCGTCGCCCTCGTAGCGGCGCCAGTTGAAGGTCGAGACCGGAAAGGTGCGGAAGCCGCTCTCGCGCACGATCTCCTCCTCGTCCTCGATGACGTGATAGGAAGCGAAGGCGGCGTCGAGATATTGATAGGAGCCGCCCTGGCGGTACATGCGGCGCTCGTCGCGCGGCTGCACGCACTGGATCAGCGAGATCTTCTCCTCGCCTTTGGCGGGATCGTCGACCAGCGCCTTGATGCGCGCCGGCAGTTTTTCATAACCGAGCAGTTGCGCCGCCTGGCGCGCCGTGCGCTCGTAGCGGCGATGGAAGATGTCGACCTGGCCCCAGCGGTTGCGCGACAGATAGCCTTCGACCACGGGGATCGAGGCATAACGGATCAATGTGCCGCCAAACCCTTCCTCGGCATAGAGATAGGCCGGGCCGTAGCGCACGACATTCCTGAGGCAGGCTTGCGTGGCCGGCACGAAGTTAGAGTTGGCGGAATAGCGCAGCGCAAACAGGAAATCGCGCAAGGCTTCGGCCCATTCCTTCTCCTCGTCGGTCTCCTCGTCATCCATCTCGGCCGTGGTCAGGCCGTGCCATTTCTCCGATTGCGGGATGATCAGGCTTTCGAGCCCGGCAGCGAGCCGGTTGGCGGCGGAGTTGATGGTGTTGGCATAGACGCGTGAACCGCGCCGTTCCTGGCGCTCGGCCTGGCTGTCGCCGCGGCTCGTGCGGCGGCCCGACCAGATGTCGGGCGCATCCGGATCGCAGAACTCCGCCACGGCTTCCCATACGGGCTCGTAGGTGGCGCGTTCGGTCTCGAGTTCGGCCTGTCGCGACAGGATATCGCGTGCACGGGAATCGGTCATGGAGGGTCTCGCTGAAATGCGGAACGGGAGGGTTTTGCCTTCTCCCCCTGTGGGAGAAGGTGGATCGGCGCGCCAGCGCCGAGACGGATGAGGGGTGTTCCAGCGGAGTGAGGCGTTGGCGTTCCCTGGAACACCCC